TATTCGAGGCTCATTCTCGTTGAGCCACAGCGCCACGGCCGTGCTGTTCTTGCCGCCGCTGAGGGTGACGACGTGGATGGCGGTCGCGGTCATTCGGCTGCCTCCGTCTCGCGGCACGAATAGAAATCGTTGGGCCGCACCGCGCCGTGCGTCGCCTGCTTGATCCTCATCATCACGTCAGGACGCGGCAGTCGCTCGCCACTGAGATACCTGTGAACAGCCTGGACGCTTACGCCGAGGGTCTCGGCGAAGACGGCGACGGGGATGTTGCGGGCATCGAGATACCGACGCAGGTCCATCCGCTTACGCTAACCGGGATGGTGAACTCCTGTCCAGAGGGCTTTCACCAACGTCGTGGTTGCATCGAATCACCGCTTTGGCGATTATTAGCCAAGGGTGGGCCGCATAGTGCGACCCCCGTTCTCTTAAGAGAGCCATGGCCAACCGGATTAAGCAGCTACGTGAGGCACGCGGCCTGACGCTTGAGCAGGTCGCGGAAGCAGCCGGCACCAGCTTTCAGCAAATCCACCGGATGGAGAACGGCTATCGTCGCCTGACGGACGAGTGGATGCGCCGCATCGCTCCGATATTAGGCGTGCATCCTGCCGAGCTTTTGCTGGAGCTTCCGCCTGGCCAGTATGACCTCAAGCAGCCCGTAGATGATGTCTTCATTACTGAGTGGTGGCGAACGCTCAGTCTGGAGGAACGCGCCCGTTGGATCTACCGATTCGGCCAAGAGAGCGCTCGAACAGGGGCCGGTACTAGGCGCCGTCGCCCCGCTCACCACCCGAAACAGCGGCAGGCTTGATTGAGCATGGTGGTTAGTTGCCGACCTCATCAGAGACACCTCCTGCCGATAAAGTAACCAGATCGGTGAAATTACCGTTGACAGTTAGATAACCAATGTGGTGAACTACCTCCGTCAATTGCTGACGCGAGGCTTCGATGAAGCACAGCTACACTAGCTGGCACGACCATCCCCCTTCCCAGTTCTATGGAACATCGTCAGCGGATGATTGTAGCCGAGGCGGGATAGGCGCGCCTGACGCGAATGTTGCTCCGTCATTCGCGCGTCACACAAGTGCGAATCGAGAGAATATCGGGGGATTATCAATAGGTTCGCAACGATGTTGCTCAACCGTGAGCAGTAACCCATTGCCCCCAACAGACTTGTTGCGCCGCAATACCACACGCGCCAAGCGCGAGGAGAATTTGCGCCATGGCGAAACGCCCCCCCCGTCGGTTTGGCATACCGCAGGCGAAACGACGATTGAAGGCATTGAAGGCGGAGATGCTGGCGATCGGCAGCGCCTACGATCAGAGCGCGGGCGAGATCAGACGCCGCATCCTGGCACTGATCGCGACGCTGCACGAGATCCTCGAGCGCTTCCCGCTGCCACCAGAATAGCCGGCACGCTCCGCGCCCAGGCACTCGCCGAGCTGCTCAACGACCTCCGCGAATATCGCGCGGCCTCTCACCCGGCGCTGCGCGCGTTCTGGCGCGTCCTCGCCCTGCACGACATCGTTCGCTTTAAGCGGGAATTCCTCCGCCCCGAGCGCCGCGCCTTTGAAGCAGCGGTGGCGCGGTCGCAGGCCAGGAGGGCGGCAGCGTGACAACCGAGGACGCCGCCGGCTTCCTGCATGAGGACTACCGGTTCACCGCCGACCTGTTGCGCAGATACTGGGGCGGGAGCCAGCAGGACACCGCGCTGTTCCGCGCCGTCTGCTCCAACAACATCCGGATCATCCTGGCAGCGCTGGATCAGGCTGCGGAGCGTCAGCCATGACCGGCACCTGCCCCGACCTGCTCGCCGCACTCCGGCTGCGCATGAGCGACCTGGAGCTGGACGCCGTCGCGGTGAAATCCCGCATCGAGGAGCTGCGCGACATCATCGCCCGCCTTGAGGGCAACCCGCGCAAGCGCCCCCGCAAGATCACCGTCATCAACATGCCAGACCGGGTGCGCGGCGCCGCTGCCAGCAACACCCCCGACGGTGACGACCCCGACAATGGAGACACCGCAGCATGACCCCGTTGGAACGTCTGGCGCGCGCCGTGCTGCTGTTCCATCGCGGCGGTCGCTGGACCGGAACAGACCGCAACGAGTGGGCGATGCTGACCGACGAGGAGGAGGCCACAACGGTCGTGTTGTGCGATCTCGCGCGCCGGTTGTTGGCCGAAGACAGGGAGACCACACCATGAGCATCAGCAACGACCTAAAGGGTACCGCCGACTTCATCGCCGGCTGGTGCCTGCACAAGAAGCCGATCCCCTACGCTACCGCCGGCCTGCTGGCCGAGAAGCTGCTGGCACTCGCTGATCAGGTGAAGCACCTGGAAGTGGTGCCGCTGCGGCTGGACAGCCCTGAAGTGCGGCTGGGCTTCCACAAGCTGCGGGCGCGCCACGATGCCGAGTAATGTCCCACACGGCGCAGCAATAGAGCGCGCTATGTCCGCCGCGATGGAGGCGATCTCCGCGCTGCCGGACGACGACGACCACGAATTGCTCCTGGGGGTCATCGAAGGGCAGAGCGAAATCTTTGAACTGCTCGACAAGATCGTGGAATGGTCGATCGCTGACAAGAAGCTCGCGGAACTCGCCAGGGAACGCGCTCGCCGCATCGAGGCCAGATCTGATCGGGCACGGGAAATCGCCACCCGTATTGTTGAGGCCTTGGGGGTCAGCCCGCTTCAGCGCCCTGTATATACGGCCAGCATTACGTATCCTCGCAAGCCGCTGGTGACGAATGCTGATGAGCTGCCACCCGAATACATCCGCCAATCGGCCGACATGCTCGCCATCGGTAAGGCGCTGCGGGCAGGGGAGACGATCCCGGGCGCGGAGCTGAAAAATCCCGAGCCACAACTGACTATTAGGACAGCCTGACCATGAACGCGATCACCACCACCGACGTCGCCCCCTATAGCCCAGGCACCGGCCTCGTGCCGCGCAGCATGGACGAGGCGCTGCGCCTCGCCGAGTTCATGTCCCGCGCCCGCACTGTGCCGAAGCATCTCCAGGACAGCCCAGGCGATTGCCTGATGGTGGTCGAGCTTGCGATGCGCTGGGGCATGTCGCCCTTTGCCGTGGCACAGGGGACCAGCGTGATTTCCGGCAAGCTGATGATCGAGGGCAAGCTGGTGGCGGCGGCGGTCGAGTCCAGCGGCGCGATCGTCGGCCATATCGATTACACGTTCACCCACGAAGGTGAGGCCCGCACGATCATCGTGTCTGCGACCAGACGCGGCGAGACAAATCCGCGATCCGTCATCGTCACGTTGAAGGAGGCGCGCACCAACAACGAGATGTGGAAGCGGCAACCCGACCAGCAGCTCGTCTATCACGGCGTCAGGGTCTGGGCGCGGCGCTGGACGCCCGCAGTAATCCTTGGCGTCTACTCGCGCGAGGAGATGGGACCGATCATCGAAGGCACCGCTGAGGAGCAGCCATCAGACGCCAGACAGGCGCTGAACGACAGCATCCCGCTGAAGGCCGCCGCGGCCGCCACACCACGCCCAGAGCGCCGCGTTGACCCCACGGTGTACGACGCCGAGCCAGCCGAGAAGCCGCAGCGCACCGACGAGCAGTGGCGCGCATGGATCGACAAGCTACGAGCCGCGTGCGCCACTCTGAAACACCGCCAGGAGGTGGTGGAGATCGGCAACAAGCCCTCGGTGGGTGATGCCATAGCTACCGCGCCAGATTGGGCGCGGCGCGAGATCAGCGCCATCCTGGCAGAGAACTATGCGCGTTTTCCAGAGGAACCGGGCGACGACCTAGACGAGGTGGTTATTGCAGGGCAGGAAAAGATGGAAGCAGGATGACTGTCGGTCATGCCGGCCTCGGTTGGTTGCCTTGCGTTCCGACGCGGCGAACGTGGCGCTCCCATTCCGCATCGCTCATCTCGCCGATCTGTTCAGCCTTGCTCTTACGGACCGGCTTCTTGGTTGGCGCCGGTCCGGGCGGTTCTGCCGGTCCCGCATAGCGCCAGCCGACCGCGTACGCATAGTCGGCGCTCATGTGGCCAGGGCCATTCCACATGCGGCCATTGCGGGCCTCGAACACAAACCACAGATCGTCGCCCTCGTGCCGCGCCCAGTGCCACTGCTTGTCAGCGTGCTCCGCCGGAGGATGGAGGCTGGTCATTGTGGATCTGCCGTCGCTCACTTTCCACCTCACTTAATCGTCTTAGCTTCTGGATGGTCGAACGCCATTTCGACGATGCTGCGCAATTCACTCTTGACCGTTTCTGTGAGATCGATGCCTTCGCTGTAATCCAGGTCGCGCAGATAGCCGCCGAGGCTCAGAGCGCCGACAAAATCCGATGCCCACACCTCCATCTGCTCGTCATGGCACACGGAATCGGCTGCCGCCTTGGGGCCGAGTATGATCGTGGTTGGGAAAACAGGGGTGTCGTCTTTCACGCTTTCAACTCCAGGATCTTGAACGAGATCATGCAATAGCCGCTCGACAGCCACGGGCCGTCGCCGTCCGTCAGCACGCCGGTTATCTCGGCGAGCACCTCGCTGCCCGTGTAGTGATCACAGTCGGGGTGATACTCACGCAACCGCAAATGATCGTACCGTTGGAATTGCCTATCGTGCTTGCGAAGCTCCGCCGTCTTCTCGCCGTGATAGACCATCGCGAACCAAGGGGGCACGGTCTTGAGTTCGTGGACAGTCGTCTGTGGTTGAGCCTCGATTGCAAATGGACCCGCTGTTGGCGGACGGTCGGTCGTTTGGTTATCAGGCATTTGTGATTTCCAATTCGTCGCAAAGAAGCTGGAAGGCATCGCCGCTGTAGCCGTGTGCTATCTCGCTTGCGGCTTTGCGGATGATGCCGCGCAAGCGGTCATTCTCCTCCCGGAGACGTTGCGCCTCATCGAACCAGTCTGGATGAACTGGATGGACAATATCGTGAGCATGCCGTAGCGGCACATTCTTCATCACGGCAGTTAGTTTTGCTTTCCGGTCAGCGGTGAATGCCTCGCGGCCTTCGTCGGTCATCAGTGTTGGCCGGGTAGTTGGGTTATCCGGCATCTGTCTCTCCGATCACTTCTGCCGCTATACGGCGTGCGGTGTAATAGGCTCCGCAATCTGTCGCCTTGACGATCTCGGCCAACCCAGCGCGCAGCCGCTCAATCTCGCGCGCTGCTTCGTTCGTCAGGGCGCTGGCCTCGTCACTTGCCCAAAGCCGCTCAAGAAGAGTCGTATGGTTTTCACTCATCTTCGGCTTCCAGTGAGTGTGTTGGCGAGTTCGCGAAGTTGGTCGGCAATTTCGCTGCCAGTGGCGTTGGCCGACCACCAGACATCTATGGAGCTATGCCGGTTATATAGGCGCTGCGCGCTTATGCCGGTCATACCGTTCCTGTTTTCTGACAAGATGCCAAGCGTCCAATTTGGCTCGGTCGTCTGGGAAGTCAGGCTGTTGTCTTTCACAGGTGCTTATCCCCGATCGATTGATACAACGTGAACAGATAGGCTCGTGCCTTCTGGGCAAGCTCAAGCCACTCAGGATTGGCTTTGATGGCGGGATGTTCACACAACCGCTCATCAACAGTTTCCATCAGTACAGAAGCCATATGCATGGCTTCGTGACAGCCGAACGAACCTGGCGCGAACCCGGTGGGTTCTGGATCACTGGCCATTGAGTGCAACCCTTTTTCCTTGCGTCTCATCCCACCGGCATTCGTTAGCCTGCTGGCACTCCGACATGGCGCATGTCAGGACGGTGGGGCGCTTACATGGCTTATCATGTTCGCTGCCAAATCTACGCCACACGATATCATCTTTAGTCGTTGAGGATTGAGCGTTGCTGTCTTTCATCGCTGCTCTCCAAACCAGTAGATACCTCGCTCACGCACAAACAGGGCATCCCAAAACCAGTGCAGTTGCCAGGGTGCCATCATGTTCCGGCCGCGTTCAGGAGAGCCGCGATGCGCTCACCCAAAATATCGCAGTCCTGCTGATTTGTTCCATGCCCACGGTTCACAAGTACCGTGAACTGATTCACAGACGCCTCGCCGTCCCACACAAGGCGGTAGACGAAGCCTTTCTCAGCACGCCATTCGCTGGTGGTTTCGTTCGTGCTCACGCTGCGTTCTCCTCTTGCTTCGCTGGTGGCAGTCGAGCCCTGGCGCGCTTCACAGCTTTGATGAACCCAGGCACGCTCATCTTTGCAGCCCTGGCGCCCGGCTTCGTGCCGAGATTGGCCCACTTCAATATGGCCTCATCAGAATGCTTCGCTACGGTGCCGCCCTTCCTGCCTTCAGCGGCAGCCCGTGCCAGCCCGGCGATCGTCCGCTCCCGGCTCAGATCGCGCTCGAACTCGGCCATCACGGCCAGCATCCCGAACATCAACCGCCCCGCCGCCGTGGTCGTATCCAGGCCAGAGTTGTCCAAAAGCCGCAGGTTGGCGCCCTTTGATCGGATGCGCTCGGCAATCTGGTGCAGCGCCACGTTGTTCCGCGCCAGCCGGTCGAGCTTCCAGACAACGACGGTGTCCCCTGCCCTCACATCCTTCATCATGGCATCGAACTGCGGGCGCTTGATTGCGGCTCCAGAGACTTGTTCGGTATAGATATCATCGGGATGGACGCCGGCACGGACCAGCGCATCGATCTGTAGCTGCGGGTTCTGATCGACCGTCGAGACGCGGGCGTAGCCGATCATGTGCCCAGGCACCTCTTCTGGCGTCAGTGGCGCATAATCACCAGATGTTGCCTTGCGCTTCCTGTTTGCCGCCATTCCTTTCAACCCCGCTAAACAATGCTTGACAGGGGTTTAGCTTACCCCTATATTGGTTGTCAAGAGATTGATGGAATGAGTGAGATGGAAAAGGCATTCGTCCAGACCCTAACCAGCCGCAACCGCCACATCGGATATGGCGTGTTCGCAGAGCGCGTCCGCCATGACGGCATGAAGAGCGGGCGCTGCTTGCAACAGTATCGCTTCGCTGGCGGGAAGAGTCTGCGGAACTGCGATACTTGGGAGATAGCTCTCCATTTAGCGAACAAGCAACGTGATGATTTTAATGCGGGTGTGGCCTAATGGCCAACGCGCCAATGCCTGACATCACGCCAGAGCAGGAGCGACTGATGGAAGACGAGGAGACGCGCAGGCTAGCTTTAGAAGAGGCTGTCGCCGCATGCAATGCAGAGCTTGTAATCGATCCAGACAACGCTGATGACGAGACATACAATCGAGCTATCAGTCACTGCGTAGAAGCCATACGCGGGCTGATAGCCTAAACCCCCGATGACAAACGCACCGGACAGGATCGACTATGACGAATGCGGCAATCTCGATGATATCGTGGTTAATGACGTGACCATGTTCCGCATGGAGTGGATGGACAACAATCAGGTCTGGATCAAATGTTACCGCGAAGGAAAGCCTGATGTCGCGTTCCGGCTCAGCGCTCGCGGCAAGATCACTGGTCGGCACGATTTTGAGTGATACCCACAACCCCCGGAGGCAGAATGCTTCTTCTAATCGCTCTATTATGTTCGATCGGCGCTGGCGCTCTAATAGCGATTCCGATCGGTCTGAGCGTCAACGCAGGACTGAATCCGCTTATCGTCGGCGGACCGATCGCTGTGCTGTTCCTCATAGGGCTTAGCGGGACCGCTTGGTTCATTTTCTTCCCCACCCCGTAACCCCGGTGCTGCGGGCGCAAGGCACAGCACAGACGGCATCCCAGCGGTTCGGCCGCGTTGCTCTGTCGGCGGTGGGTGGAAGCCCCACAGTGAAGAAGATAAACCTAACCCCGCCTACGAAGCGGGGCGCCGCTGTGTGTGACCACAACGACGCCCCTAACGCCGCGCCGACTTGCCCACCCGGCGCAGCGTCTCTCAACGGGCGTATATGAGGACCACCCGATGCGTATCATCACCACGCTTGCCCTGCTCGCCGCCATCCTGGTCGGCGGGTATGCCACAGCGCACGCTTACACGAGCTGCACGACGAACTGCTTCGGCAATACCTGCACCACTACCTGCTTCTGACACACAAAGGGCGCCGGCATGGTTGCTGGCGCCCGACGGAGAGACTGATATAAATCGGGCCGGGCAGCACTGCCAATGCCGCACCGGCCCAGACAGACCGAGAAGGAACCTCGATCCATGAGTGACAAGATTACCCTGGAATTCCTGTCGCGTCAGCAGGCGCAGATCCTGGCAGAGCAGCGCATGCTGCGTGGCCTGGTCGAGCCATTGCCAGCGCGTCTGTCAGCCCTGGAAGCCCGCTTCAGCGCCCTGGAGGCACGCATTGGCGGCATCGAGGAAAGCCTCAACGGTATCGGGCTAATCCTGCGTCAGCAGACCGAGTTGCTGCACAACCTGGCAACGGTGGCGTGACGGAAATGATCGGCACTATGTTCGGTGGGTTCATCTGTCTGGGCGTAGCATGGCTGGCGTACCGGTTCGTGCGATCTCTCGTCAGAGATCTGTTCGGCTGCAAGCCTCCAGTGACCGACGTTTAGCGACGCATCATCCGATTGCGCTGATCTTCAGCGTTTGCCTCGTTGGTGATCGCCGCGACAATTTTCGGGTCAACATTCTGCATCAGTTGGTTCGTCAGGTAGGATTGACCAGGGCTGTAGTTCGTGCCGGGAATGCGCCCTCGCATCGCTGTGCCGATCGCCCATGGCGTAGCCAACCCAGCCGCAAAGCCTTCCACTCCTCCTCCCAGATACCCCCCAGCGCCTCCAGTGGCGAGCGGTACTCCCTTCATAAGAGCATTGATGAGAATACCCTGTGGCGACCCGCTATCGGGTGGCTTGCGCAATACGCTCTGACCTGCTCGCGCGAGGTCGTTCAGATCACCGTAACCCTTTGCGTAGGCGTCTTTACCTAAAGAGCGATTAATGGCGGTGCGTAATTGAAGTAGGGAGATGTTACCCTCCGCAGGGTTCGCCCCTGCCGCTCCCATTGCATCCTGAATGACCTTCCCGTTGGCGTAGTACCGGTTCAGCTGCCGCCACTGTGCCGCGTCGTCAGGCGCCATGCCTGACTCCATCTGCGTGCGTAGTGTCTCCTTTAATTGCAGCAGCTTGGTCTGGGTTGTTCCACTGGCGCCCCGTATGGAATCGTTGAGGTCACTCAGAAGGTTAACGAAGGCAGTGCCGGGAACGATAGGATTTCCGTTCGCGTCCACGGTTATCATGCCGTTGAGTTGGCTGAGCCTCGCCTGGATCTCCTGGGCGGCATCCTTCTTCAAAAATGGAAGGCTCTGCTTGATCTGGCCTAGCGTCTGCGCGAAGGCCGCGTCGATCGGCATGTTGTTGTTGGACGCAAGCGTGCCAATCTGGGTGCCTAACTTATCCAGATGGTCGTTCAGCACGGTCGGGTCTAGCGTGTCGGCATTAAGCCCAGCCTTGCTCGCAACCGCTTTGTTCACCGCACGCTGCTGAGTCTGCACGTCGCTCGCGACGCCACCGGCAGACCCAGGCGTCTGGCCAAGCATCTGTTCCGTTTTCATCAGCGGCTTGCTACCGGTTCGTTCGCCTGCCGTCAGTGGAACGTCCTCGGCATCCAGTATACCGACTAGCCGCTGCCGCTCTGGCGTTGTGACCGTCCGGACTGGTGTTACGGCGTGACTGGTCACCTTGCCGCCCACCACATTACCAGCCAGTTCGGTTGCTTCCTTTGCCCAATCCGGCACGAACCGGCTCGCTACATCCCCAGTTACTGCGCCGCCAGCGCCGGCCACCGCGGAGCCGACGCCTGCGCCGACGCCAGCACCAAGCGTGCCTGCGGCAGTCGTAGCGCCGGCTACCTTGCGCGCGACTTGTTCAGCCGTCGTGTTGGCCGGCACATCAGCAGGGTTGGCACCAGGGAGAGCGGAGATGATCCGCGTGCCTGGTTGCGGCACGGGATCGCCAGAAAGCGCCGCACGATCAGCGTCGGAAAAGCGGTCGTAGCCGAAAAAGGGCGCCAGCGCGTCATGCAGGAACATAGCAGCCGTTTCGACCGGCTTGCCGATGATATTGCCGAATGGATCAGACATGGTGTTGATGGCGGCCGCATCACCCTCAAGAACCCCGGCACCGATGTTACGAACTATGCCCCCGCGCTGCGTCGGATCGGTTTGTGTGCTGGTCGCTGGAGCGGCTGTAGGCACCCAGTCACTGCCGTTCCAAGTGACATAGTTGCCCTTACCGTCAGTGTAGGTGTCAGCCATTACTGAACCTTCTTGTCAAAGCCCGGCGGCTTCTTGCTGAGATCAGGTGGTGGCGGTTGGGCGTCATCCTGTGGCCTGGCAAAGCGCGTCACGACTCGCTTAGGCTCCAGGCCATTATCCCGCGCCAGTTGCTCGTACTGGTCGGCCACGGTGTTGTGAGAGTTCAACTGGTTGTTGTAGAGGTTGCGGCCTTCGCGGATGAACGATTGCCGCAGGCTTTCCGGCATCCGCGCGCCGCTCGCTATGCGCTCATAGGCAGTCTGCACGCGCTCCCCGAGACTGCCGCTGGCAGCCGCTGCGGCGAATTCGCTCTCGCGCACAACGCTCGTCGGATCGAGCAACCGGACGTAGTTGTAAAGCAGCGACATATCGCCCGCGCCGTCGTTGGCCTTCGCCGCGCTGCGGATGTTCTCAAACGAGGTCTGCACGATCCGGAAATCGCTGGTGAGCTTCTGGAACTCATCCCGTAGCGTGTTCTCCTGCTCGAACTGTCGCTGTGCCTGCTTGCCTGCATTGGCCTGGGCCTCAAGCACCGCCGGATCGGGTGGCAACCCGTCTATCCGATACGCCTTGCCAGTGTCATCCAGCCTGTAGCCCGTCGGCAAGCCTGCGCGCTTGGCTTCGGCCTCTGCCCGCGCATCGGCCTTCTTGGACAGTGCCAACTGTTCGGCGGCCCGCGCATCGCTCGCAGTCTGCCGCTGCTCCTCCAGCGCCTGGTGCTGTGCAGCGACATTCGCTGTCCGGCGCCGATCGATCTCGGCCTGCAGAAGCACTGGTGCGTCTGGCCTGCCTGACGCTGCCAGTGCCGCCTTGTAGCGGACAAGCTCCGCGTGATCCTGCGGCGTCAACTGGTCAGGCGGCAGGGCTGGTAGCGCTGCTGGCTGAGCTGCGGTAGCCACAGGTGCTGTCGTGGCCGATGGTGCCGCTGCGGCTGGCGTAGCGGGCGGTGGCGGGGTGCTGGTGAGATTGCCGTTTGGCAGCGCCCACATCCCCTGCGTGTTGGCGACCGGCACGGCCTGGCCCGTTGCCCTGGCTTGCACCACCGCTTCGGCGTGAGGAAGCGGTGCTGGTACGGCTGCTGGTGGCGCCGTGGTGCCGTCTGTGGCTGTCGCCGGCGTAACGCTGGCTACCTGAACCCGGCCAGGCGTCCCACCGCCTCCAGCGGGCGCTGTGGCGGTCTGTGTGCCCCCCCCTAGCTGCCGCTGAAGCTGTAGCGCAGTCGCCGATCGGCGCTGCATCTCTGGCCCCGTGTCCTTTGGGCGTAGATACGCCTCCGATACCTGCGCGGCCTTGCCATCGACGCCCTGCGCTTGGTTGATCCGGTCCCTTGCAAGCGACTCAGGACCGTTCAGCTCGTGCATGACAAAGTCGAGCTGCTCATCGAGCGCCGCGCCCTGCGGCGTGTGGCCATAGATCCTCTGGTATTCGGTGTTACGCGGCCCGTTCCACATGAACAGCCCTTGTGATACCCCGCCGTCACCCGGTCCTGTGTTCGGATTGGCAGCGCTCTCGTGCAGCGCATTGGCGGCAAACGCCGTCGCGGTGTCGGCGTCCATGCCACGCTTGATGAGACCATCGCGGACTGCCGTTGCCCGCGCCTGTGCGCTTGGTTCGATCGGTCCCGGCGCAGCAGGTGTCCCGGCCGTCGCTGTCGTTCCCGTGCCACCACCTGCTGGCACCGTCGAGGCACTAGGACCAGGATAGACCGCGTCGAGCGCTTTCGCCCCCAACTGCTGCTTGTAGAGGTCGGCGCTCGGTACGCCCTGCATCGCCAGCATCTGCAGCGTCGCCTCGCCGGGATACTGCGCCGGCGCGTTCTTGGCGAAGCCCTGGCTCTGCAGCATGCCCACCACGCGCGGATACGCCGCCGCCCGCGACGCCTCGTCGTGATACGCCAACAGCAACCCGGCCGAGGCCCGCCCCACCTGCTCCATGTTGGCGTTGCTCAGATCGAGCTCCCTGCCCTGGTTCAGCAACTCGTTGGTCCGTAGACCCTGCGCTGTGATGCCCGACGCTGAGTTGAACAGGATATTCTGGTCTGGGAACGACGAGACAACCGGGCTGCCTTGGAATGTGGCCATCAGCGATTGTCCTTATATGTCCCAAGGAATGTCGGTAGGCACACCGCCGCTGCCGCTTCCCTTGAGGTAACTCTGGAACCCTTGATTGTTGAACAGCCCGTTGGCGGTTGTGCCGATGCTGCTTGCTTCATTGCCGATGATGCCGGATTGCTGCTGTGCCGCACTGGCATCGGTCTGCGCGATGTCCTTAGCGCCTCCCGTCGCCGCCTGTGCAATGGCGCTCGCAGCCGTCAACCCTTGTCCCGACAGTGCCGCCAGATTCTTATAGTAATTGCCGAACTCGGTGTTGGCGTTGCTGAGATACGTCTGAAACCCCTGATCAGCCAAACCCTGGCCGAACTTCTCCAATGCCTTGCCGGTCGCGCCACTGCGCAGCATTCCCCTGGCCGCCGCGTTGGCATCGACAGCCCGCAGCCCTTCATCAAACCGGAACTGATAGCCTGGATCGGTCCGGAAGTTCGCCATCGCAGCGGTTGCCTGATCCGGGCCGTAGATACCGGACAACTGACCCGCAACGTCCGTCGCACCGCCGATATTCCACGGCGTCGGCCCGGCAATGCCCGAGACCGGAGCCAGCGCATTCTGGCCTGCCGTGCTCCAGGGCGACAACTGGGTCGTTGCGGTCTCCAGGCCCTGCTTGATCGCCTCGTTGGCCTGCGACTGGCCGGCCTTAATCGCATCCGACTGCATCTTGCTGCCGATAAGGCCGGCACCTACCGATACAGCAGCGCCAGCAACTGCGAAGGGCATGCTCAGTCCTCCAGATCGAGAGTGTGCATTTCGGCCACCGCAGGTTCATCGGCCTCAAGGTGGTCCGCATTGTGGATGCAGGCGAGCACGGTGTCGGCCACCAGCGTGCCGAACATATGCTTGTCGTGCGCTGGGATCTTGATCGTGGCCGGCGCGAGAACATCGCCCACCAGCTCGTCGTTACGCCACACCCGCACGCCGCCTTGCAGCAGCGCTGTCAGATGATCCCACCGGTGTGCATGTTGCGGTATGATCGTGCCAGCATCCGGCACGCGCCAGACTTTATAGTATATTCCAGCGTATATACTGACACTGACCGTTTCCGGCTGATGCTCGGCGCGCTTCATTCGCATCTCATGCTCACGATCAAGGTGATGCGATCCGTGGCTCCCTCGTTGACCGTGCTATGCACCTGCAGGTTATCGAACAGCCAACATTCCCCCACGGCCATCGTCACCCGCTCATCCCCGCATGTGTTGTAGCAACCCGGATTGCTGGCGAGCGGCAGATACGCTTTCGTTTGAAAAAAGGTGGAGTGCCAGCGCCCTTTGTCGTCATGGGGCGCGACCTGACCGCCACCGGGAACGCGGGTTATCAATATGCCTCCCAACTGCACGGCCTCGACGCGCGACATCAGCCCGAACACGATCGGCCGAAGATGCGGCAGCGCGTGCCATGCTGGATAGAACACCGGCACATGCGGCTCGGCGAACGCCTCGCGGCAATCCAGCTCCGATGGATCGCGGAACCGCACCCAGATGTCGTCGGTTCCGACGAACGCGCCAGCGCCTCCGGTGCGCGCCGTATGCTGGTTCCACAATTCCGGTTGCCGATACAACTCCAGCACCAGCGGCAGCACTTCGACGCCGGTTGCGATCTTGAGAAAGTTCCGCATCACCCCTCCGGGGAAGGGGCCAGCCACACTGGCCCCAACCCTACCTGCGGCGTATAGTGACGCGGACCTTGACTGAGATCCGCACCACCACCAATATCCGCGGCAGGAGATAGCGATGGGTCCAATCCATCGTTACCTCCTCGGATTTGCCGGCAGGACCACCCTGCCGGCATTTCCATATCTAGCACACGGCTAGGTGCTTGCGCCGCTCGTCAATCGCCGTCTGCAATGCCCAGGCAACGACTTCCGGCATGTCGCCTTCCGCCACCGCCACAGCATGCCGATAGCCGTCTGACGTGCGGATGGCGATGCCGTGCCAACCCCCATGGTATCCCGCGCTGCTACCAACCCAGGCAACCTGATCGCCGAGTTGCTCCTCGACGTGCGCCCGCATTGCCTCGAGCCAATCGCTCACGGAATACCTGCCGCATCTATCTTATACGTCTGGCCCTGATGAACGCGAACACCGATGCCGTCGTCCCGACAGCAACGTTGGCCTGGCAGCCAAGATATACCGGCCTTGTCGCTGGTGCTGTGATCGACTGTCGCACTGGCCCCACCACGAAATTGACAGCGCCCAGCACGCCGCCGCCGCCGGTCTGGATTGCCGACCGTCCAAGAGCGCTCGATACCCCGGATGTTGTCGACAGCCACGCCGATGCAAACGTCAACGTAAGAGCGCTGAACGAAAAGTCTGCCGAACCTGAAACATCCCAATCGCCGGCCGGCAGCGTCAGCGTGACGATGTCCGTAGGTGTGGCGCTCGACAGCCCGACAGTGGCGCTTGCGGACAGATATTCACCGATCAGCCCCGGCGGCGCGTCGCTGCCGTCGACGACACCGTCCTTTATATGCGCGACGGCATAGGTAAGGTCAGCGACGGCGGTGGTCAGTTCAGCAACGCGCTGTGCCGTGTCGGTAAACCAGGCATTCCACGGTTGGGAGTGCTTGTCCGGCGTCGTCTTATCCGGCACCGCCTCGTGGAATGGTGGCTCAATGGCGACTGGCTGGGTGAGCGGCGTGGCGTCGGCTATGAACACGCCTGCTCGCGTGAATGTCCGCAAGCCAGCCATCAATGCGCGCCAACCACGATGTCAGCATCGACCGCATACACGCTCAGTGCATGCTGCGCGGTGAGCCGGAACACACGCTGGCGGAAGCTGCCGAGCCGTGTCGTATAGACCCGCGTGCGGTAGTTCGATGACGACCCAACCGCCATGGTGCGCGGGCCACCGTCCCATGTGATGCCGCCATCATCCGACCAGTCGAGCACGACGCTGGGCGGTGAATGCACCGTGCCCACCTCCATCTCGACTTCCAACCTGGCGCAGAACGCCCGCTTGGTGCCGCCATAGAGCGGTGGCAGCACGACCTGGCGCCGCGGCTCAACGCCGAGGTCGGTGGACAAGTCGGGATCGGCCTGCAGCAAGCGGCCGGCGGCCGCGTCACCAATCAGCGGGAACCCGGTATTGGCGGTGCAGCATTTGCCGCGCCACGGCCCGGTGCCGTCAGCGGCGCTTGACGCGGTGTGCCATACCTTGGTCAGGCAGTCGTAAACCAGCGAGCGATCGCCGAGGTTCAGCACATAGTGAACGTGGCCTCGCTGGTTGTAGATATACGCGCTGCTGATGCCGGTCGACAGCGATGCCTCGACGCCATGCGTGCTGATGCGCTGCTCCTGATAGCCGCTGGTGCGGTATATACGATTGTCAGCACTATACCAGAAGATGCTTTCATCGCCTCTGGCCACAGACATGGCGACCCCAAGGGTGCGCTGCAGTAGCCCATTCGGCCGCCGTCTGAACGGGAAATCAGCATTGCCGGCGTCATACCAGATTTCCCAGCCCGAAGCCCCGCCGAACCACAGGTCCGCGCCCAGCGACACGACCTTGGTCATCGCATTCGGGAACCCATCGAGTGCAGCAAAGTCCAGTGCGTCGACAGCGCTCGGATCTTCCAGCCGCGTGATGAAGAAGAACGAGGGCGACATCTGTCCGGTGAACGCGAAATACCCGTCGAGGAACGCGACCGACGAGGCACCATAGCTCGGCCACGTCGTAGTGATCTGCGCCACGGGCGC